CTGATCGGCAAGTGAAGCTCCCTTGAATCCTTCGTCCGAATAAATAGAATTCAGATCGAGTTTAAGATGAACGCAGAACGCATATAATATATTTTTGTCTGCCCCTCCGGATTCTAACGTCTTTAATTCGTCTAATGTCATTTCGGCTAATTCAGCAATCTCGTTCAGTGTAAGCTTTTCAGCTTCTGCAAATTTGTTGATGTTTTCCTTTAAACTACAGCACATATTTTGATCTCCTTTCAGAACTTGACTATTTTCTTCTGAAATTGCATAACGATTTTCTATATGAAGGTCATAGATTAAGGTCGCTCGATGACCAAGCGACCTTAAATCTTAGCCCTTAAAACACTTTCTGTGTACTTTCGGAGCTTTCGGAAACTTAAAACATCTTCGCTCCTTGCGCATTCTAAGTAGCTCACGATCGATTCTTGCGTATCCGTATAAGATTGCTTCTCTCTGCGCTTGCATATCATATTCAATTTCTTGAATACGCTTCTGTAATTCCTCTGTTCGATCTAGCACAGCTAGATGATCAGATTCATTTAAAGTTAACGTGGTGCCTGTTCGATTCAAATTTCAACCTCCTCATTCCAAAACTTTTCTATTTCGTGTGTTAACATATCCATATTCTGGTAGCAGAATGATATGTTGTATATAATTGTTTTTAAAGGGCAACCTTCACAGGGCCACTTACCTGGAATGTGTTCGTGTTTCTTACAGATTTCTTTCTTTTGTTCATGAGTTAATTCTTTACGCTGTATATTCATCATACTCCTATTGTGTCTAACTATTTAGTAAATGTCAGCAGTACTCCCCTTGTAACTTTAGCTTCTATGTGATCTAAGAATTGTTGATCTGTTTGCAGATTATAACGTTTTTTGTAGTCTTCAACTGCAGCCCTGAGCTCATCACTTAAGATGCCGTTGACACCTTTCGCTTTTATTCCTTTCGGCTTAGACCCGTCAGGATTCTTGTAAACAGGCATCAAGTACTCATTTTCAATCAGCATACACTGTATCCAGGCGATATTAGATTCTGTCATTGAATCATAATCAAGTGAATCTGGTCTATCAAATTCACTGACATCTTCGACAGATAATCCGTACCATCTAAATGTTGTTTCTACGTCAGTAGTAAGCTTAAATGGTAAGAAATCACCCGCTGCACACATGCACTTTGAAAGCACTTCAGCCCCTTTTTCTGCATTTTCAATAGGCACTTCACAAATCAGCTCGTCATGCACTGGTAACAAAAAGTTTCCGTTAAGTTCTGCCCACTCATCATCATGTTCCAATCTGAGCATAGCCATTTTTGTTAAGTCGGCGGCACTCGTTCTACATTTATATTTATATAAACACTGACTATATCTTCTATTGTACTAATTACAATAGTCTACCATTTGGACTGGTAACTCGTCTTCCAGCCTACTCCCTCACAACAAGGGATAGTCGATACACCTTTATATTTCTAATGTCCATGAATATCCTAAAAATTTTGCACGTTTACCATTTTTGTTAAATTTATCTGCATAGTATTTTATCTGAGAAGTATCTCCCACATTAAACTTGTGTGGTTTATCGGAATGTTCACAAGCATATTTAGCTGCATCTGAAAGAGATTCAAATATCTTAATTACTTGGTCATCTTCAATCATACCTACACGAGTTTTTCGGCTTTCGTTGTACTCTCGACAACCTTTCATGCATACATCTAAATTTGATAATGTAATTCTTCTGCAAAGTTCTTTAGTTTCCTGAGAATGTTTTCTTCCAGAACTTAGCTCACGTTGTAAATTTCTAAAATATTCACTTTTACAAATTCGGGAATGCTTAGCAACTACTGCAGGATCATCCATTGGATTTGAATCGCCTCCACGAGAGACATTATATCCGCCTTCTGAATAATGAGTATGTAATTGTGCGATGTAGTATTTTTCCCAAAACTCCCAAGAATCGTCTTCAACCTCAGCAATTAATTCAGTCTTGAAATTTTCTGGACCATATTTATACATCGCGCATGCTATATAATTTCTTTCACCATGTTTATAAGCATTTGCATGTTCGTTGAATCGTGCTAAGCAAGTTTTCTGAGTTTTACCTACATATTGCTTCCCGTTCAATTTATTAGTTATCACATAAATTGATATCATTTGCATGACCTCCTTTTAGTTTAGAATTATTTAAGGTTTGACTAAAATTTGGTCTAAGACTTTACTAAAAATATACTTGGCACGGTATTGCCTGCTATCCATGTTTTGGACCGTAGGTTCTCTTAGTCAGCTGCTTCGTCTTTGGTCTATGGCTACATATCTTCTTTCGGACTTCATGTAGCAGTCTTATTCAACTGATACCGTTAGCATTGCTCAAATCTGTTAAGCAACACACCTCTGAGTAATAGAGTTAGATAGATAAGGGCGGCGCCGCTGTTCACCCTGGATTACTGAATTTCCTGTGATGTATACAACTCCATGTCTTCTTGCTATCCATGTTTGATTGTTTGTTGTTACACACCAAACACCGTCTGTTGCTGTTCTGCGTTTTGCATGTTTTCCGCACACAGATGCTCGTTTTGTTGATGAAAGTGTTACAGCGTATTCACCTGCTTCTGTTTTTGTTACAGAAGACGCGAATCCTGCTTTGAAAATAAGATACTGGAGGACATCTACTTTTCGTTCTGTTTTACATATGAGCGTTTCCTTATCTATGGATTCAATATCTCGTACTTGGTCTTCTGTTGCCAGCATAGCTTCGAGTAATATTTTTGATTGTTTTTGTGATAGCTGCGATACAAATTTGAATGTGAACTCCCTTGGAGTTACGCATTGTAACTTAGCCCAATCATGCTTTTCAGGGTCGAGCCATCCGAGTATAGTCAAGTCTGCATCTGAAATAGTCGAACCAGATAACTTATTATCGGCTACTCGAATTATAGGAAAACTGGGACTTGACGTGGCTGCAATTTCTTCTGTTGTTTTGAATGTAATTGGTCTCCCTGATTTTTGAGTTACCCATCTGTGATTAAACGTCGACGAAGCAGAGAAGTTACCCATTTCAAAATCAACAACTTCTGTAGGTTCATTGTAGATGTGAACTGCAAGAATAGAGTCCTCCTCCACTTGGTTTCGTTCAATAGAATACGAAAGTATCTTATCTCCGTTGTTAATTTCGTTGTATTTTCTCCAGCCCAAAACAGTTAGAATTTCTGTTTCTTTATCAACACAGTTGAAGCACTGTCGAGAGGCCTCCTCTATCTTGTAACTGTTGTTAATCACCTTGATTTTTTGATCAGCAAGCTCTTTAGTTCGCTTAACTATCTTACCATACCACTTTAAGTTATCAAATTCTTTCTTAAGAGCATCAACAATTCGCTTAGGTATCTGCTCTTTGTTCTTAAGGCTTTCTGGATCAAGTGGGTCAATATCAGGGTTCACATAGCCTTCCATAGGCTCAAATTCAAATTTAGGCAACTGCATATTAGGATGATGACGACGCCTACCTAATATTGTCTCAGTGTATCCCTTTTTTGTTGCGTCAGATTGAGCTTTTGCAATTGCTCTTGCGATAGCAGGGAAACCTTTCATCAGTGAATCTTGTATCTTTTGAGCTTCTTTAAGTTTCTGTTCTTGTGTCATATCATCTCTAGTTGCAAAAAGAGATTCTGCAATAGATTGTACTGACATTCCATAGGTTATCGTGTTTTTCTATTATTTCTAATAGCACTGACTATATCATTACCGTGCCTTAAACGGTACTTTGCGCTTCGTCAGGTAACTCATCTCCCTGACTACAATTAGTCGATTGACCTTCTTTCTTCTTCCAATGATATCCGTAAGCTGTACATTTTGTATTGCTGCTTTTGCAAACTTCGGCAATTCTAACCGCGCATGTATCATATCGTGCTGAACTTAAATGTTGCGACACTACCCATCTACCTGCATCATTCAGATTGAAGAATTCTGTGACAAAATTCCAATCTTTATCATATTGCAAAATAGGGCAACCTGAATTATTATTCCGTATAATATTCTTTACTGCATCGGAATGATGTTTTCCATAGAATGGATTTTCTTGCCCTGTATACTTTCCTAATCGTTTTTCTCGGATCGCATCTTTCCATTCTTGTTTAAAGGGTCGGTTTTCTTTAAGCATTCGAACTCGGCGCGTTTCTTTTCCTTCGGGAGTTAAATTAAGCGGCCGGCCTTTATGGAAATCGCTCATTTTCTGCCTATCTTTGTCAGTAAAGATATACCCAACAGTTCCGTGGCCTCCACGAGTCATGTTGTATCCATCTTTACCATCTAGATAATATGTTTGATACTGAGCAATGTATTTCCTTTCTGCTTCTTCATGCAGTTCTTTCGGTTCATCGGGAATATTACTTTCAAGTAGTACTGAATGAAAATGTTCCATCCCGTATTTAATCATATCTGCATGAATTTTAGTAGGGCCTCGGTCAGAATGCTGTTCGGAAATTGCATCTTTCCAATGTTGTTTAAGTCTCTCTAGATAACCTAATCGAGAAACTCCTACGTACTGCTGTCCAGTTATATCATTAGTTATCAAATACGCCTCATACATCTAAGTACCCCTCCCTTGTAAGTTAATCCTAATTTGTAAGTGATACCTAAATACAAGGTTGTAATTTGATTTGAAAGCTTGGCACAGGATTCTCGCCAACACTACTTGCTGCGCATTCCCTGTTAGCACAAGTGTTAACTGCCATTTCCTGCAGCTACTAATCGTCACTTGCACACCTGTGAGTAATACAGTTCACAAAGTTTTTTTTCTCAACGGTCTGTGATAATAAGGCTCCCGCTGAGTGGGCGTAACTTTCCGGGTAAGGTGCGAAGCCGATCGGCTCACCCAAGTTAAGCACCTTACCCATACTTCGTCGTGCTTTTCCTTCCGGATTAACTTCACCGGTCTTAGGATTGAACTCAAGACACTCTTCGTAAGGTACACCTAAAGCAATCGATGAAATTGTAGCGTAAACATCTTTGCCTGTGTTAAATGCTTCTACCCATTGTGGGCATTGTGATACTGTTGCTGTTAATTTCGGCTCCTGTTGCGAAAAATCAGAAGACATCATCACATAAGCGGGATGCGTTACTTCTAAAGTTAAATTCATCTTCTACCTCCTTCTAACTTTCTTTTATTTCAGCTTGTTCAATGTCGTACATAGCATCCTGTACCATCTTGAACAATTCAAAACCAATTTCACCCCATGTGAACCCATCTTCTCTACACTGTCGGATTGCATCATGAAGCGGATCTTGTAATTCCGGGATGTTATTGCTTAAATACAGGCTATGCTCGTCGCGTCTATCGCGTTCTTCCTGTTCTTTATAAGTCATTTTCAACCTCCAGTTGAATTGTTGCTCTTCCTTTAGATTTAACGATCGACTGAACTTTAGTTTGAATTTCTGTTGTCCCGTTCTTCATTATGACTACATCTTCAAATTGAAGATCCTTAACTTTCTTAAGACCATCAGGAGTCGGGACACTATCTTGATAAATGAGTTCAACTGTTACCAAGTTATCAGCCGATTCTAGTTTGAGTACTTCGGTTTGTTCCGGTGTTGCTCTGAACATATGTCTGATATCTAAAGCGTGCGACGGGATATTCTGCAAATTCACTAACTTGTAATTTTACAAATTAACGGACTATCTCTTAAAAAGACCCTAATGACTAGTATTAGCGATCTAGTGTCAGGCATTTGGGCTTTCGCCTACTCCGGTATCGGATAGTCTCTGAACCTTGCACGGAATCATCATTTTCTTTTCAATTTGATGCAATCGACTATGACCGCCCATCTGAATTAGTGCTAAATTATTAATGTTGTTGTTCAGCGGGTTGTGATCTATATGATGTACTGCAAACCCTTGCGGAATTTCTGTAATCCCTAAAGCTTTACACATCACTACAGAGTGTTGAAAAACATAATCAGAACCTTTTCGTCCAGTATACCATTCAGGCTTCTTTACCATAAGATAGCCCTGTCCGTCGCTAACAACTCCTCCAATCCAGTTATGATGTTGCTCTTGAGTCACACCTTTCATGGGGTTGTTATCTCCTAATTTAGAATATCGATAAAGTTTAGATTTGCGCCGGTTGATCTCTTCTTCTGTAAAGTTAGCTCGTAAAATTTCAAGCACCATGTAATATTCTAACTTGAGCTCTTCGCATAACTTTTTCATCGGAATTTCAGTGTCTTTGAAAAAATGAATGGCTTGTGCTATTTTC